GCATCAATATGAGCTTTGTGGTCTTGTTTGGGGAAAGCTTGAAAAGTTTTTCCGGCCATGGCTTGAATATGTTCCATACTTGGGTCCATGGGTTGTGGGGGTTGTGGTGGAGGTAAAATTAAATCCACATTCTTGACACCCACGGCTTCATACATACTTCTGTATGCTTGATATAAATTGTGAATCTTTGGATTAGTTTGAGCTAATTGCAATTGTGTTTGCGCTAAACTAATTCTTTGTGTTTGAGAAAAGATATTTGGATCAGCGACCGGTAAAATATCAATCCGATCATCAAAGTCTGTTTGCTTAATCATACGCTGACCACCCACTACGTCGTAGGGATATTCAGGTGGTAGATAGAGAGCAAAGATTCTGACTAATTGTTTAAATTCATTCTTGAGAGAATTGTATAATCTTTTGTGTATGGCCGACATGACACGAGAACCCCGTTCTAGTAATGCAACGGTTGTACCCACGGCAGCGCCTTGATTGCCGTCGCCCACTTGCATATCAGCGATGGACGCGAATCGTTGGCCTGCATTCACCACAACACCCATTAACTGCAATAAAGTAGCAGAGGGTTCTTTGAATGGTAAAGGCATGAAGGCTTCTCGTAGGTTTCCACCTGGAGCATCCACATCTCTAAACTCACCGGGTCGTATGGATTGAGCTTCATCTCGGACTCGGATACCACGTGTTTTGAAACCTGAAGGCAGATTAGAAAGAGTCCCTGCATCTAAAAGTTGGCGTAGGGCTGCTGTTGCAGTTCTGGATAATCCACCAATCATATGAATTAAACCAAAGCCATAGAAACCCAAACCAGGTAAAAATTTGAAATGAGTAAAATAATTAATTCTGTTTTTCTTAGGATCAGTTGCTTCGTAGTTTCGACGAATGGATAAAACTTCTCGGCTCCCCTCTTCTATCGTAACAATGTAAGGAAGTTTGATTTCGGTTGCTTCTCCGGTTTGAGGATTGGTGTCTTCAAAACCTTCTAAGTCTAAATCAACATGACACTCCAAGAGTGTATACATGTCTGGAGATTTTTCTGATTTACGAATTCCTTCGAGCTCTCGTTCTTTCGCTGCGATCTCATCATCCTCGTTGGATGCTTCGGATACTTCGATATCACGATAGAAGCCACCGACTTGTTGTTTACGTAAATCGTTTTCCGAAATATTTATTTTATGAATAATCGAATCCGCATCTTCTAAACTCGTCGCAGAATAAGGAACAAGTAGATCATCTGCCGGTACAAACTTTGAGACGGCTCGACCTAATAATTCATCGTAGTACACTTTTTTAAATGTCGAGCCTGAGAGAGGAAGATAGAAAAGCATTTGATCAAACTCCTGTTCATACTCTTTCATTTCTGACATGAGTTGATAGTTCATGAACTCTTTGACACGTTCGCTTTGTTGTTCTTTCGCGGTGCTTGGAGCTCCCATGATTTGAGTTCGAACCGGACCGTCAGCCGGTAATAATTCTTTGTAGGCTAGTGATTGAAACTGTGTCACCGCTTCGGCAAGGACAGGGTGAGTTGCACCACTCGCTCCTTGAAAAGGTTCTCCGCGATCTTCATACTTGAAGCCTAATAAGTCTAATCCTTGTGTATAGGTTTGCTCCCAATCTTTTCTGGAAGATTTGTAATCTAAATACATTTCTTTGAGTTCACTACCCAAAGGTCCTAAGATATCATCATCTAAATATTCTGCTAAATTAGCAAAATGGTTTTGGCTTCCTTCCGCCATTGTTTTAGATGGATCAAAAGATATTTCTGCTCCACCCTCTTCTGTTTCTACAATTTCAATATTGTCGGGAGCTTCTTGTTCTTGTTGTAACTGTTCTTGAATTGCTTCCGAGATGACGTCTTCACCGGGAAGTTCAATTGTTGATTTTTTTACGTTGGGTAATGCTTTGTCTATTTCGGCCATTTAATTACTTTACTTGTTTTTGAATAAAGAAGCAACACCCTCAGACATCGGTCCACTTTCTGGTGGTATCAAACCACCCATCATATATCCCTGTGTTGTCATAATTCTATCTATTTCTTGTTGTGAAAATCCTGCTAATTGTAAATATCGTCTAGTCAATGCTTCGTATTCTGATGGATCGGTTGGAGGATCATCTGGTGTAGTTTGTTGTTGGCTACCATCTTCTCCGTCTTGATTACCTCCGCCTCCACTCATAATTTCTCTTAGGTCAAGAACTTTAGGTTTATCTTCTTCTGGAGAAACTGTTGTTTCACCCATGCCTGGAAAGGAACTATCTAATCCTGGTGGTCTTGAACTAGTAGGAAATACAAAAGTTTGAGGAACTCTTCCCAATGTTGTTGGCCCTAAATCAGATACAGGAACTCTGTCTACCGGAAGTCCTCCACCTATTCCTGTGGTTATGCCTGGAAGTGTTTCCATGGGTATATCTCTAGGAACTAAAGACTGAGGTATAGTAAAAGCCCCACCTGTTGCATCAGCACCACTAGAAAAAATATCTACTTCGTCTTCCTCTTCTTCTGTGGGAAAGAAAAAATCTTTTCCTTTACCATATAAATCTTGAATAATTCTAAAAGCTGTTGAGCCGGGAATCGCGGCTTTCGCTAATACATCTGCCAGTCCTTGAGTTTTCACCATCTGTGGCACATTACTTGTAGGATCTGTGTATTGTAAACTGTTATAACCTGTAAATGCTCGACCAATATCTCCACCGAGTTGTCCTAAAGTTGGAGCTGTTGCAGTGACTCCAGGTAATTGTTTGGATAGAATAGTTCGACCTTCTTCATCTTTCAAACCTAAGTTTGTAAAGCTTAATCTTTCTATCCCATCTTGACCAATAAAAGGTGTTGCTCCTGCTGCAAGCCCTTCAGAAATTTTTTGCATTTCTTTTTGGTATTTTTCTCTATCAGCAGATCGACGATACTTCGAACCAACTTCACCAAACGTTTGACCTAACTGTTGAAAAGTATCTGGTCTGTTTCCATCAAAAATTTTATTTAATTGTTTATTTGCTCCTACAATTTGATTGACTTGATTTTCAGATAATCCAGCTAGTCCTGTATTACCTGCCATGGCCATGGATTGACCTGGACCCATGGGCTTACTCATCGCTGCTACACTTGCTTGTCCTGAGGCAAATGGACTTGGTGTAGAAGTTTTCTTTTTAGGAGGCCCATAAATTTTTTCTATGGCTTTTTGATAATTGTCTCCTGGTCCGCCGCCACCTGATGATTTGCTAGGTTTACTACCCATTAGTAATATACTCTCCGTTGTTGTGGTAAGGGTGTATCGTCTTCGTCGTCTGGATGTTCAATAAACCCTCCCTGTCTAAACCTCATGACTGCTTGTGTCATACTATCCACCAAGTCGTCATGGTCACCATACGGGAAAGCTGCACATTCTTCAATAACTTCTTCCGAGAACTTATCGTCGGTTGCCCATATCTGCCCTGCTTCAAATAATGGAGCGACGGCATTGACACGAGCGTGCTTATCGTTTCCACGACTCGGTGTATAATTTATAACGGGTATTCCTTGTTTACGCAACTCAAAAGTCAAGGGCATTCCAGAAGCTTTACCTTCGACAATCACACTCTCCGGTTTCCAATAGTTATATTGTTCGAGGGCCACGCGCCTCAGCTCAGGAAACTCAAATCGATCTTTGACGACATCTAAAAGTATGAGATTCGGTCCGCTGTCCTCGGATGGATAAAACACGCCCCACGTGGTGATCGCCGAATAATCTGCGGTTTCTTTTTTCAAAAAAGCAGTATCATAGGATTGTATCACGTGATACAGCGGGGGGAGGTCTTTCTCCCATAGGTTCCACCATTCTCGTTTAATGATACTTCCTTCTTCGGCTGTCGGATTTTGTTGATACTGTGCATTCCATTTACCGATAGACAAGGATGCTTTGACTGATTCTAATTCTTCTAACTTCCAATATTCAGGCCATACCGGTTTGTTATTCGGCAGGATCGCCGGAAATTCAATGACCTCCCATTGGTCCGCTTTCGCTTCTTTTTGCGCATTAATGAGTCGTCCCGTTAAATCTTTCATATTCCAACGTGTCATGACCACGACAATAATACCACCAGGTTGCAAACGCTGACGAGGACCTGAGGTGTACCATTCCCAAGTCCTGTCCAACGCATTCACGTTCAGCGCATCTTGTTCCGAGTGAGGATCATCAATAATTAATAAATCCGCACCGCGGCCCGTGATGCTTCCGCCGACGCCCGCAGCAAAATATTCACCGCCCTCGTTTGTCTCCCAACGGCCCGCGGCCTTGGAGTCCTCTCTCAGTTTGGTCGGGTAAATTTTTTGATATTCCTCGGAGTCAATTAAGTGTTTCGCTTTTCGTCCAAAGCGGACCGCGAGTTCTGTTGTGTGGGTCGCTTGAATAATTTTTAATTTTGGATTTCTTCCAATCATCCATGCAGGTAGGAGGTAAGATGAAAATTCTGATTTTGTATGTCGCGGTGCCATATTGATAATGATTCTTTTTAATTCGCCCCTGGCCACCTTGTTAAACT